ATGAATTCCAGCGACGACACCCCCTGTCTCACTCCTGCCGCGAAACGGGAAGCCGCCGAGTACCTGCTCAGGCTCCGCGCAGTTCATGGTGATGACCCGTGTACGCGCGAGCAGACGGCCGCGCACGAAGCCGGACACACGATCATCGCAATGGCGTTCGGCTGGCAGTTTATGGGCGCCTACATTCGACCGCAGGGTTCGGCGTGGATCGGCTCAACGAACTACGGGCATCCGCTGACTGGTCGGCCCCACAATCTTGATGACGCGGCGGACATTTTCTTTGCCGAAGCGGTTATGGATCTCGCTGGCCTCGCAGGCGAGCGAGTGGCCCGTCTTTCCCATCCTTTGTCGAGCTTCTTCGAAGTCAAGAATGCAGCGGCTCGAAGCAGTGCGCTCGATATGGTCACGGGCGATGCACCGATGAGCCATTTCGCCCGCGCGCTAGCGCTTGCGATGACGGAGATCCAGGCCAACGCTGCGACGTTCGAACTCCTGCGCGCGCACTTCCGACGATCGAAGCGACTGACGCCGGCCGAAGGGCGGCGGATGCTGAAGAACGTAGCGCCGCGGCTCGCCGGCATGCAGTTCGTGAAAAGAAAAAGCCCGCAATAAATGCGGGCCCAAAAATTTCAAAGCTCGGTAAACAAGATGAATAGTACATCTACAGAAAATACTGTCAAGCCTAGCTGTACACATTCGGATCTCGTGGCGGCGCTCGCGCCGATCGTTTCGCGCGTCGTCACTTCGCACTGCTGGATAAAGCGCGACGGGCCGCCGTCACACATTCGCCGGCCGCTGACGGCTGATCGGCTCGTGCACCACGTGAACGGCGGCCCGGCCTACGGCGCCGCGCAGATCGCGCCCGGTGAGTCGACGACGCGCGTCGCGTGTCTCGACCTGGATTCGCATAAGGGTGAGACGTCGTGGTACGACATGCAGGCCGCAGCACTGCGCGTGATGGCGCAGCTCGAGTCGCGCGGCATGCGCCCGATTCCGTTCCGCTCGTCCGGTGGGGCAGGGCTACACATCTACATGCTGTGGGACGAGCCGCAGGACGCGTACAGCGTGCGCTACCTGCTGCGCGACGCACTCGCCGCGTGTGAGCTGCGCGACGGTACGAAGGGCGTGGCCGCGGGGCAGGTCGAGGTGTTCCCGAAGCAGAACAGTGTGCCGAGCGACGGTTTCGGCAACATGTTCGTGCTGCCGCTTGCCGGCGCGTCGGTGCCGCTCGATTCGTTCGAGCTCGACGACATGCCGAAGGAGTACGCGGCGGAAATGGATTGGCCGGCGAGCGCGCCCGTGCCGCACGTCACGCGCGATGAGATCGTGATGCCCGGCGCGGTCGACGTGCCGGTCGAGCTCGAAACGCTGAAGTCGGCACTCGACATGATCCCGAACGCGGGCGACGACGAGCTCGATTACGAGCAGTGGCGCGACGTCGTGTTCGGCATCCACCACGCGGCGCGCGGTGACGACGCTGGCCTCGCGCTCGCGCACGAGTTCTCGGCGCGCTCGAGCAAGTACGACCCGCGGTTCCTCGACGAGCGCGTGTGGCCGCACATTGGTAAGACCGGTGTCGACGAGCGCGCGCCGATCACGGCGGGCACGATCAAGAAAATGGCCGCAACACGTGGTTGGCGGGATCCCGCGCGCGAGGCGAACGAGGACGACTTTGAAGCGCTGCCGGTCGAACAGGCGAGCAAACTGCCGCGGCAGCCGGGGTATCGCCGGAACGGCAAGGGTGAGATCCTCGCGCTCGCGGAAAACATCGAAATGGCGGTCAGCGCGCCACACGAGTGTGGGTGGCACATCCGCTACGACGATTTTCGCGCCGAGGCCATGCTCGCCGACGTGGCGGATCCGCGCGGTCTGCGGGCGTTCACCGATCCCGACTACACGCGCCTGCAGATCCGGCTCGAGCGCCGAGGGTTCCTCAAGCTTAGCAAGGAGGCGCTGCGTGACGGTGTGGGCCTTGTGGCCGACGACAATCGAATCGATTCGGCCGTCGAGTGGTTGACGGGGCTGCGCCACGACGGCGTGCCGCGCATCGAGACATTCCTGCGCGATTACATGGCCGTCGAGGACACGGCGTACACGCGCGCGGTGTCGCGGTATCTCTGGACGGCGCTCGCCGGCCGCGTGCTGTCGCCCGGGTGCGAAGCGCCCATGGTGCCGGTGCTGATCGGCGAGCAGGGCGCCGGCAAGACGCGAGCCGTGAAGGCGCTCGTGCCGGCGCAGGACTTCTACTGCGAGCTGAAGCTCGACGAGCGCGACGACAATGCGTCCCGCATGATGCGCGGCCGCCTGGTGGTCGAGCTCGGTGAGCTGCGCGGCCTGCACACGCGCGATGCCGAATCGATCAAGGCGTTCATCAGTCGCACGCACGAGAACTTCATACCGAAGTACAAGGAGTTCAGCGTGACGTTCGCGCGCCGGTTCCTGTTCGTCGGCACGACCAACCAGGACGAGTTTCTCGCCGACGAGACGGGGGAGCGCCGCTGGCTGCCTGTGCGTGTCGGCCGGTGCAACGTCGAGCGGATCGCGGCCGACTGCCTGCAGTTGTGGGCCGAGGCCCGCGCGGCCTACGAGTGCGCCGGGAATGTCGACTGGCAGGAGGCCGAGACGCTGGCGCGCGAAGTGCACGCGCAGCACAAGCTGTCCGACCCGTGGGCGCCGATCATTCACGATTGGCTCATGGGGCGAGGCGACTATGCGCACGACATCGGTGAGCCACCGTGTACGCGCGATTTTTTGCAAATTCACGATATCGCGGATGGGGCGCTTGGAATAGCGAAAGCGCGGCTCGGGCGGGCCGACACGATGCGAATTGGAAAAATTTTGCAAGGAATGGGGTACTCCAAGCAGTTGAAGCGAGTCGGCGGGCAACCGACCAAGGTTTGGATGCGATCGGACGTAACCACCGTAACCACGTGATGCGCGCAGGTGGTTACGCGCGGGGCCTTATGCAGTAAGGATTGTAACCACCGTAACCACCGTAACCACCTCTTTATATATACGTGTGCGCGATAAATAAGGGGGTTACAGGGGTTTATAGGAAACAGGGGTTACGGTGGTTACAGGTGGTTACGCCCCTAAGCGGCCGAAAGATGCAGGAAATTACAAGTTCGCAGTACGAATTTAGTGAGGTAAAGCAATGAAGAAACTTACCGCGAAGCAACAACGATTCGTCGACGAGTACCTGGTCGACCTGAACGCGAGCGCGGCCGCACGCCGCGCCGGCTACAGCGAAAAAACCGCGCGCGTGATCGCCGACGAGAACCTGACAAAACCTGCTATCCAAGCAGCGGTTGCGGCTGCTATGAAGGTCCGTAGCGAACGCACGCACATCACGCAGGATCGCGTGCTGCGCGAGCTCAGCCGCATCGCGTTCTTCGACATCCGCAAGCTGTACAACGCCGACGGCACGCTGAAGCGCCCGGACCAGCTCGACGACGAGGCCGCAGCGGGCCTCGCCGGTGTCGACGTGGTCGAACAGATGACGTACAGCGCGGCCGGCGACGGCGAGCTGGTGGCCACGCCGACGCTCACGAAGAAAGCGAAGGTGTTCGACAAGACGGCGGCGCTCACGCTGGCGATGCGTCACCTTGGGCTGCTGAACGACAAGCTCGAGATCTCGAAGCGGCCGCGCGTGCGCGTGGTCGACCAGACGGGCCGCAAACCGCGCGTGAAGGGCGGTTGAAATCCCCATTGGCGATTTCAACTCAGGGCGAAGTGCCTTGCCTAGTGGACGTCGCGCGCTACGCACCATGCCGAAACGGTGCGTAGCTACCCAATTGGCTACCCGCTTCCCCCATACGCCCTACGTTTAGGGCCATAAACGTAGGGCCATAAACGCACGATTCTGCACGGTGTCGATGGGATGCTGTCCGCGTGACCACTTTGGGGAAAGACATGGCAGCAACCCACATTTACATGGCCCCGCGCACGCGCATGGCGCTGCAGACGTGTGCACTGCTGCGCGGCGCGTCGATGGCCCGCGTCGTCGCGGATGCCCTGGCCGAATTCATCGAGCGCCACGGACTGCTGAAGGGCGGCGAATGGCGGATCCGGCCGAACGCGGATCACGCGTGGGGCCGCGCGACCGCCGAGCAGGCCGAAGCGGCGCGCGTGCTCGACTGGCAAGTTGAACTGGTGGAGGACTGATCGATGGCCGACATCCAACTGATCGAGACGCGGCTCGCGGCGGCGCGCCAGCAGGCCGCCACGGCGCAGCGCGAGCTCGAGGAGCGCATGCTCGAGAATAACGGCGCCGAAGACGCGGAAACCACGCAGTTGCGGAGCATCGTGGAGACACACCGCTCGCGCGAGGCGACGCTTATTCGCGTGCGAAAAGCGGCATACGACGCCAACAGCACGGCCGCACTCGCCGCGCGCGCGGAGGCTGCGCGGGAGGGTGTTCGCGAGGCGGCCAAACTCGAACGCCAGTTTGTGAAGGCCGCCGCCGCGCTCGACGTCGCGCTGGCTGCGTTGCTCGTCGCTCGCAGCGAGTTCATGCAGGTCGAGGAAGAGTTGCGCAGCGTATCGGTGCGGAAGGTGCTCATCAACGTCGGCACGCACAACAGCGACTACTTCAACGTTTCGAACAGCTGTATCGCTACCGATTTGCTTCGACGCCATATCCGGCACGTGTTTGACGAGGAGCGCGCACAACAGCCGTTGGCCGACGAGGCGCGTCAATACCATGCGAAGACCATGCGCGTGCTCGAAGGCGTCGTCAATCGTCCGGCGCCGAGCGCGCCACGGTCGCCGTACGGAAGTTCGGCCGGCGCGGAGCTGACGAGCTATACCGCACTCCATGAAGGCGTCGAGGAAGCGTGATGGACGGCGAACAGCAATCCGCACCCGTCGAGAAGACGATCGAGGAACGTGCCGCGGCGTTCTATTCGAACACGAAGTTCCCGGGCGCGGCCGAGACGCCGCGCGCGTCGGTCGAGCAGCCGAAGGCATGGAACGCCGCGGAGAACCTGCGCCTCAATGACGGGCAAAGCGCGCCGCAGGCTGCTGACCAGGATGGGCTCGCGCTCGTTCGCAACGACCGCGCACGCAAGTTCTACGGCGACGAGGGCGCGCACGGGCCGCTGTACGACGAACTGACCGGTTCCGGGCAGTGGGGGCAGGAAACCATCGACTCGATCGACGACGGCCTCGGCGGCACGATCGATCGCAAGGAGTTCGCCGCGATTGTGGCCGACCACGGCGGCAACCAGACCGACGTGCGCGAATTCCTCGCCGACGCCCGCCTATTTGCGCAGGGCTGGCCGGCGCTGTCGGAGGCCGACAAGCAGGCCCACCTCGCGGACGCGGTGCAGGGCATGAAAGAGACGTTCGGCGACGGGTGGGAGCAGGCATGGGATGCGGCCAACGCGCTCGCGAAACGCGACCCGCGCGTTGCGAAGGTGCTCGTCGAGACAGGCCTCGGCGCTGATCGCAAGACGGTCATCAAGTTCGCGCAGGAAGCGCTTCGGCAGCGCGTCGCGGGGCGGTTGAAATGAAGCACACCCAGGCCGAGCTGCGCAGCCTTACATACGATCCGGCGGATCCCGAATTCATTCGACACCTTGCGGCCGACGAATCCGCATGCGCTGCGTTGATGAGCGCGAAAGGGGTTGTTGCGCGGTGCGTCGCAGCGGCCGGTGAGCAAGATGAGCTGGATGCGGAAATCGTTCGGTTGCGCGCCGCGGTGGACGTTGAGCAAGCCGCCGTGCGTGGACGTGCGGCGCTCGTGCAAGCGATGGAGCAAATCACCACGCTGAACGACTCGCAGCGCAAGGCACTCGACACGCTCGTCGAAGGACTGCTGCGAGGCGATTCATGCTGAACGTTGCATCGGTCGATTGGCACGAGGTGCTGCTCGACCTGCAGCGCTTCTATCCGAAGCCGAAAGACGTGGCGCGCGAGCTGCATGGCGTGATCAGCGAGACCGCCGTGCGCAATTACATCGAAGACACGACCGAGCCGTCGCACGTGCGCGGCGAGCTGATCCTCGATCTCTGGTGCGAAAAGACGGGGAAGCGCCGCGAAGACGCGCCGCGCCGTTTGCGCGGGTCGTCCAGCCGACATTGAATAGGATCAACATGCCGATCAAATTTTTCCGAAGCCGCCTGCGTGCGCGAGATTCCATTCGCGCAAGCCGGTCGCGACCGCCGCTGATCTCGGAGCGCCTGCGCCCCGAACACGTCCTAGCTGTCGAGTTGTCGCCACAACATGCAGCAGCTGTCGGTGCGATAACACGCGAGTCCGCTGAACGCCTGTGTGCAGCGACGCGCGTCGGATGGGCGATCGTCGAGGGTGGTGTCACGCTGGGGTGCGGCGGGCTTGCCGAGGTGTGGGAGAACCGCGCGCAGGCGTGGACGCTGATGTCGCCCGCACTGATGTCGCCGCGGCGATTTCGGATCGTTCAACGGATGGTGCAGGGTGTGCTCGACGACGCGCCGTGGCGCCGCATCGAAATGGACGTCGACACCGCGAATACGGCCGGCGCCGCTTGGATTGAGCGCTTGGGCTTTGTGCGCGAAGGTGTACGCCGGAAATACACCGTCGACGGGCGGGATGTGGTTCTTTTTGCGAGGGTGAAGTAATGGATCCAACTACGTTGGCGCTCGGCGCCGCAGCAGTGAAGGGTGTAGGTAGCGTTGTCTCGGGTATATCAGGCAGCGCGCAGGCGAGCCAGCAGGCCGCCGCGCTCGACCGTAACGCCGCGCTGTCCGACCAGCAGGCCGGGCAGGTTTATGCACAAGGCGTCGCCCGTGAAAGCGCGCAACGGGCACAGGCCAGGCAGCAACTCGGCGCGCAACGTGCAGCGGTGGCCGAGTCCGGCTTCAATCCGAACACCGGGTCGGCGCTCGACGTCCAGGTGCAGAGCGTGCGGAATGCCGAGCTCGATGCGTTGCAGACACGGTATCAAAGCATCCTGCAGGGTGGCACGCTCGAGGACCAGGCCCGGCAGGATCGATATGCCGCGCGCACGGCGCGCGCGAGCGCAAACAACAGCCTGATGGCTGGCGGGATCTCGGCGGCCGCCGGATTGTTGGGCGGTTTCGGGGATTACGCAAAAGCTGGCGGTTTTGCCGCCGGGATCACGAAGTCGCTGAAAACGTACGGCACCACGGCCGCAGGCAATCCGCTGCTGTTCACGATGCCCTGACAGGAGAACGCAAATGCATCAGAAGTGTGTCAACGCGGTCGAGGCGGCCGCCGGCCGGAAGCTCACGCAGGCCGAGATCGACGGGATCGAAAACCGCGTGCGCGCAGGCATGCGCTCGACCGCGCGTCAGGATCCGGCCGCGTGGTCGGCGATGTCGCAGGCCGATCGCGTCGCAGCCGGCGCTGAGTGGGCGCGGCAGCAGCTCGTGCACGAGGCCGATCTCGACCGGGCCCGCAAGCAGCTGCAGATCGCGAAGCAGATCGAGACGACCGATCGGATTCAGGAAGCGCTGTACGCCGATCCCGAAAACGCTCACCGTAAGCGTGCGCGCGAGACGATCGTGAAGCACGACATCGAGCAGACGTACGTGACCGCCGGCGCGATCAAGTCGGATTACATGCGACGGACGATGGGTGCGATCGACGCGATGAAGGTCGGGCAGAACTTCCTCGCGCGCGCGTTCGACGTGGACAACCCGGCGATGGAACGCGACATCATCCGCGAGGTGTATCGCGGCGCGGACGGCTCGACAGGCAACGAGGTCGCGAAGGCGGCCGCCGAGCAAATCGGCAAAACGACGGGTGCGATGCGCGAGCGTTTCAACCGTGCCGGCGGCAACGTCGGCGAGCTCGACTATGGCTACGTGCCGATCCGGCACGCGCAAAGCAAGGTGCTCGGCAACGGGTCGGATGCGCAGCGGCACGCCTGGGCCGATGCCGTGATGCCGCTGCTCGACCGCTCGCAGTATCTCGACGACGCCGGGAACCCGCTGAGCGACGTCGAACTGCGCAAGGTGCTGGTCGGCGAGGACCGTGAGGCGTGGGAGCGTGCGAACGCCGCCGCGCGCGGCAACATCGCGCCGCGCAAGCAGGGCGTGTGGGACACCATCGCATACGGCGGCGTCAACAAGATCGTGCCGGGCGAGACGGCCGGCAACGCCGCGCGCGCGAACGCCGGATCTGCGCACCGCGTGCTGCACTTCCGGGACGCGGACGCGCACATGCAGTACAACCGCCAGTTCGGCGAGGGCTCGCTGTTGAACGCGCTGGTCGATCACGTCGGCGGCATGGCGAAGAACATCGCGCTCGTCGAGCGGTACGGCCCGAATCCGACGCGCAACATGAAGACGCAGATGCAGCTGACGGCCGTGCACGACGGCACGGAAATGCGGACGCTCGAAGGCGGCATGACGTCAGTCGGCGCGTACTGGAATTACGTGACCGGCGCGACGAATACGCCCGTGAACCCGGCGCTCGCGCGCCAGATGGAGACGCTGCGCACGACGGTCAGCGCGGTCAAGCTGCAGGGCACGATTCTGGCGGCACTCGGCGACGTCGGCACAATGTTCGTGACGGCCGGTTACAACAAAGTGCCTTTCTTCAAGACGCTCGGCACGGCCGCGCGGCTGATGGCGCCCGGCTCGAAGGACTTCCGATCGTGGCTGTCGTCGCAGGGGCTGATCGCCGAATCGCTCGAGCACGGCCTGAACCGGTGGGGCACCGACAACCTCGCGACGACGTGGGCCCGCAACCTGTCCGCAGCGACGATGAAGTTCGGCGGCGTCACGGGCTGGACGGACGCGCTGCGCACGGCGTTCCAGTCGCACATGATGCGCGGGCTCGCCGGCATCGGCCGCACGGACTGGAATAGCCTGACGGAATGGGACCGCCGGGCGCTGACGCGCGCCGGTCTGACGGCTGACGATTGGGCCGTCGTGAACCGCGCGACGCCTGGCCGCTATGGCGACGCCGAATACCTGACGCCCGACGCGCTGTACGCGACCGGTGACGCACGCGCGGCCGATGTCGTGCCGAAGCTGCTCGGCATGATCCGCGAGGAAGGCGAGTTCGCCGTGTTGAATCCGGATCTGCGCACGAAGGTGATCGCATCGGCCACGCCGGGCACCGTTACCGGCGAGCTGAAGAAGTCGTTCATGCAGTTCAAGTCGTTCCCGATGGCGATGATCTCGCGGCATTGGGGGCGCATCGGCGACATGCGGCGCTCGGGCGACTTCCGCGTCGACGGCGCGCCGGCGCTCTCGAATCCGATGGCCTATGCCGCGGCGCTCGTCGTGAGCACGACGCTGATCGGTGCGATCTCGACGCAAGCGAAGAACCTGCTCGCCGGCAAGGATCCCGAGCCGATGTTCGATGACGTGAAGCACGCGGGTGGGTTCTGGACGCGGGCCTTCTCGGTGGGCGGGGGCGCTGGCTTCGCGGGCGATATGCTCGTCGCCGCGCTCGAATCGGCCGACTACGGCTCGCTGCTCGGTAGTGCGGTCGGTGGCCCGTTGCTGTCGACGCTGTTCCAGCCACTGCGCGCGATCTCATCGAACGTGCAGGACGCAGCGCAGGGCAAGGACACGCACGTCGGAGCCGACCTGCTGAAGATCGCGCAGTCGAATACGCCGCTCGTGAACCTGTGGTTCTGGAAAACGGTGTGGAACCGCCTGATTTGGGACAACCTCGCCGAGAACCTATCGCCGGGCGTCACGCAGCGGAACATGAACCGGTCGCGTAACCAGTACCACAACGACTACTTCTGGTCGCCAGGTACGGGCGAGCCGCAGCGCGCACCGGATCTTGGCACCGCGTTTTCAGGCCGGTGATGAGCGGCCGCCGCCCGTCGAACGGGCGGCGGCTATTGGTCAATATTCTCTTTAGCTCGCCGACAACTCGCCTAGGCAAAAGCCGTCGACTTCGCTGATGCGGCCGCGCCACCAGACGCCACCATTGCCAGGTATCGGATTGCCCGAATTGGAGAAGAATCGAGCACCTTTCACGTGAATGAATTGCGGCGGGGGAATATCGTTGGGGGCGTCATCTTCGTCAGAGTAGATGTTGCCGTGGCTCGCTAAGAACGAGCGTACTCCCTCGGCGCCATCGACATCGTTAAGTGCGCCGGCGAACGCGTCAGCGAAGCCCTCAAAATATTGCTTGCCGCCTACTAACTGTCCTGAAATCAATTGACCGTCGACATTGAGCGTGATGCCAAAGGTACCTGGCGTGCGATTCACGATGCTGACCAACGATTGTAGAAACCAGTCAGTCGTCGCGTAGGGTTGCTGCGGGTTATTGATATCGCTTTTTGAGTTGTCTGGAGAGGTATCGGTCATAGCGTGGTCTCTGTGGTTATGCAGGTAGTGGCCAGGGGCCAAGATGATTGTAAAGCGCTACCGTACACATCGTACAGAGTTGCCTAACATACTGATTTTGTTGCATTTTTATTCCGGGCTGCTCTATACTGAGCCGGTCGACGCACACAACGTTGACCGGGTTTGACAGCCCGAATGCATGCGGCAGACAACCGCCGCGATGGCGGTTTTTCTTCGTTTGAGAATGTGCATCTTCTATGGGTGGCGCGAGTGGAGAGGCTTCGGCCTGCCGGGTTCCGTATGCCCCGGTCTGTCAACTTCGCTCGTTGCTGCCCACCCCGTTTGACAGCGGGATGATGCGATCGCATACGGAGTCCCTCATGACGTTCCACGTTTCTGCCAACGCTTTCCCCATCGGTAGTATTCCTGATCAAGTGTCGGTGTCGTCGCGCGACATCGCGGCCATCCATGCCCTGCAGGGCGAACTCCGTACGTGCATCTTTGCCCTTCGTGGCGCGTTCGCTCAGCACGTCGACCTCGATACGATCCCTAGCGCTTCATGGTTTTGGCAGCGGGCCGAGGCAGCGACCGGCGAGCTCGACGCAGCGATAACCAAGGCTATCGGCCTGGACTGAAAACCGGCGCGCCCCGTCGAACGAAACGGGGCGCTGTCTGTGGCGATCGACACCGAAGGAGGTGCATGTGCCATACGTACCGAAGACCACCAAGGCCGGCGCTGTCACGCTGACTGGCCGCGATGTGGTGCTGAGCGAGAGTCTGCTCGACCTGCTCGCGGATCGAATTGCGAGCCGCGTTGCCGCGCAGCTGCGCGAGCGGCCACCTATACTGTCGCGTCGACAGGGGCGGGCAGCTCCCGCCACGGCGGCGTCGGCGGCGGCCGAGCCGCGGACCGACCGGCTATATCGCGTTGCCGAAGCATCGAAGATGCTCGGCGTCTGCAAGGCGACCGTCTACAACTTGGCGCGCGACGGCCGGCTTGAACTCGTGAAGATTGGCGCGCGAGCCAGTGGGGTGACGGGGGCGAGTCTTATCGCGTTGATCCAGCAGAAGCGGGCGCCGTGATGGAAGCCACTGCCCTGCTCGACGCGGGCAAAGCTAAAACGCGCGGGTAGGGGCAAAATCGCGATACTGTACGGGCGCACATTCATGGAGGGGCTATGCCTAGCGTGACCGACTATATCGGAGCCGTGACAGGCGCCGTGGGCATGGTTGCCGGCATTTATAGCCTTGTGCGGACGCACAAAATCAAGTCGCTCGACTTGCGGCTCGAACTGCGAACGACCGTCGCTGACGTTCACCTCGCACTCGCTACCGCACGCGGTCTGCTCACGTTGGGTGATCGTTCGCGGCAACGCGTGTTGGCCGCACGAGGGTTGGGAGGCTCCGGAGCGATGATGGCCTGGCGCCAGGCGGTCGAAGGGGATCAGGCCGAACTGGACCGGCTGGCCGCTGCGGCGCGCAGCGAGAATGCGGACTTTACCGCGCTGTCTCAGCAACAGCTCGAATCAGAGGTCGTCGCCGCGCGAAAGGCGCGGGGCCGACTGACCGAACTCATCGAGAAGTACCGAGCGGCCTATGCGGAAGATGACGAGATGCGACGAGAGATCCGGCAGGATGCCCGTGACGCCGTCAACCGGCAGATCGGGCGCGGGTAGGAGCGTCAATTTGTCGCGGTGGCGAGTGATCCGATCCGATCCCGCGTCGCAGCGGTACTGATTCACCGTTACCTCTCGAATAACGACAACTGAGCCTGTGAATTGCCCTGCAGGGTGCGGTTGCGCTCGATCATGGCGAAGTCGTCCGCCGTGGCACAGCCATCGAGCAAGCGTTCGCCGAAATCGGCGGCCGCGACGACCTGCCCTCGAGACATTTCTCGGGCGTGCGCGACACCGACGAACAAATTCAGGGCGATGTACACGCGGCCGAAAGGTAGGCGATGACGGGCGACGATTGCCGCGGCGATTTTGAGGAGTGGTTCGCGATCCGGTGTGCTGCTCTGTTCGACTACGGTGTCGGACGGACGGGGGCAAGGAGCGGTGGCGCTCGTCGGTGTGTGGTCAGCCATGTTTTTCCCTGTCGGAAGGTGGAACATGGCTATGAAATTTATGCCTGCGAATGCCTCAGAATGAAGTTCGGAAGCCCTTCGGAATGGCTTCTGCCTTATGGGGAAAGGCTTCGGGCAGCTACCGAAGCCGAGCGAGAAGTTGTACGTGACGTATTCGGAACGTTCCGAAGGCCTTCGCCGGCGTTATCGTGGCTTGGCTGTCGGTGGCCACTTTGCAGCGAGTGACGTTGTCGAGGTTCCTCGAACCTCACGTGCGCGTGCAATCAGTTGGCCGACCCTGCGCCCGGTGATGCCGTAACGGTCGCCGAGTGCATCCTGCGTTACGCCACCTTTTTCGTACTCTGCGAGGAGCTCTAGGAGTTCCGCTTCTGCCCATTCACGGCTGCTGCTAGTGGGCTTCTCCCCGGTTTCGATGGGTGGAGCGGCAGGCGTATCGGCGTCGTTATTCTCTGGTGGAGATTTCGGAATGCCTTCTAGAACCCTTCCAAGCTCGAATGAACCGAGGACGATGAGCGTCAGACACAAACCGGTCGCGATGTACTTGCCCGGTCGAGCAGTTGAAGCGATTGGGAGAAGTAAGGGGCCACTTCCGGCCATTACCGCGAAGGCGGCCATGACCGATCGCCAGAACACGCGCGTATTCATTGCGTCCCTTCTACGCAGGCCCTTATTGGGAACCGCGCCAGCCGGGTAAGGGTGCCCGGTTTTCGCCCCGTCGAGCTAGGCGCGGTTTGATGGGCCGGGGAGCTTTAACAGGCCGCCCGGATGAGGCATTGTAGATTGGAAAACTGGTGGTTTGTACAGGTGGCCGCGCGGGGTCAGCCCGCTGCGGTCGCGGGCGGAACGACCGCAGCGCCGGCTTTGAGTTGATCGAGGTAGTCGGCCCACTGCTGCATCATTTCGCGCCGCTGCGGCAGGTGCGCCGTCCGGTTATACGCCCGCCCGAGCGGATCCTTCACGGCGTGCGCGAGCTGCGCTTCAACGACCGCCGGCGCCACGCCGAGCACCTCGTCGAGAATCGTCCGGGCCATGGCGCGGAAGCCGTGGCCAGTCATCGTGTCGCCGTCGTACCCGAGCCGGCGCAACGCGCCATTAATCGTGTTGTCGGACATGGGCCGGTCCTTCGTGCGCACGCTCGGAAACAGGAATCGGCCGTTGCCGGTCAGCGCGTGCAGCTCGCGTAGGATCAATATCGCCTGTTCGGGCAAGGGAACGATGTGCGCGGCGCCGGACGCCTTACCCTGCTTCGTGCGCTTCATCCGTTCGCTCGGGATCTCCCACGTTGCGCTATCGAGGTCGAATTCGACCCATTCGGCTGCGCGCAGCTCGCCGGGGCGCTGGAACAGCAGCGGCGCGAGACGAAGGGCGCACTGCACGGGGAAGGTGCCGTGGTACCCGTCGATCGCGCGCAGTAGCTCGGCGACCTGTCTCGGGTCGGTGATCGCCGCCATGTGTTCGGTCTGTACCGGCGGCAGGGCGCCGCGGAGGTCGGCGGTTACGTCCCGCTTCGCGCGGCCGGTCGCCACGGCGTAGCGGCATACCTGGCTGATGTTGGCCTGCAGCCGGTGCGCAGTCTCGAGCGCGCCGCGCTTCTCGACGCGCTGGAGCGCGTCCAGCACGTCGGGCGGCTCGAGGCTAGCGATGGCAGCACCGCCGATCCACGGGAAGGCGTCTACTTCCAGCCGGCGCAGGATCCGCGCCCCGTGGCTTTCAGACCAGGTCGGCGCGTATTTGGCGTGCCATTCGCGCGCGACGGCCTCGAAGGAGTTCTCGGCGCTGAGGCGCTGCGTGCGCTTCTCGGCCTTCTTTGCTGCGCCCGGATCGGTCCCGGCCGCCAGCTTGTCGCGGGCCTCGTCGCGGCGCTTCCGCGCCTCGGCCAGCGCGACGGCGGGGTAGGTGCCGAGGGCCAGGCTCTTTTCCTTCCCGCCGAATCGGTACTTGAGCACCCACCGCTTGCCGCCAGTCGGCTTGATGAGCAGGAACAAGCCGCCGCCGTCGAACAGCTTCTGCTGCTTATCGGTGGGTTTCGCATTGCGGACGGCTACGTCGGTCAGGGGCAT